TGTATGCAGAGAAACCTCAGCAGTGTGGTTAGGTAGGCGTTTCATCGTCAGGGTGCAGCGTCGTCCTAATCGCTATTCGGGCGCAAATGTACACACAAAGTGCGAAATGTGAAAATTTCTTCATTTAATTTACAAAAAAAAACAGTTATTAGCAATTAAATGTTTACAAAAAAGCAAGCCCTTGCTTTGCCGTAAACGATTGTATGACACACCTTTTCGGGCTCACATATCGGCATTCATTCTTGCAAAATCCCCTTTCGTCGACGCTCGTATAATTATAAGATAAAAGGAACGTTTTGATAAGCCATGAGCAGAGACAAAACTTGTTTTGGGTATGCCGTGGCGAAAAAACGGCTTTTGAAAAAGGAACGTTATTAGCAAATCTAAAGTTTTTGCCTTGACGTAGCGATAAGACTTCTAATAAAAAACAATAATTTTTTCATCAAGACATAAACAGTCGAAAACAGCACAAGTCTTTGATTACAGTTCAACAAAAGCCCTCGTGATAGTCTTTGAACAGACATTCCGTTACACTCCTGAACTCTGTGATATTATATGGCGTGAAACTTTAAAACAGCCGAATTAATAACCAAAATTTGTTCAGGCGGAAAAGAAAAAGGAGTTGCGATTTCTCGTAACTCCTTGATTTTTAAGGCGCTCCAGGATGGGCTTGAACCAACGACCCCCTGATTAACAGTCGGATTTTCAGAGAGTTGATGGGTAAAGTAGTTAATTAGAGTTAAGGGGAAAATGCTTTGTGGCTTAGGCATTTGTGGAAGTCAGGAAGATTTTGTAATTTTGCAGACGAAGGCCGAAAATAGTGTTAAAATGAGGCTGAAGTTTTCACCAGATTATCACCATTTTAAAGGATTAATTGAGTGATTCACAAAGAATTTTAAACCTAAAAACAGAAGAAAAATGAGCAAAATTTATCACTTAATTCCTGCATACCGCAGACAATACATAGGAAAGAACATCACGGCAGCACTGACTTTGGACACTCGCAAGGATAAGGGAGGAGCTTGTCCCGTTGTGGTGCGTATAAGATATGATGGCAAGTATAGCTATGTGTTTGTTGGAGACTCATGCGACAAGGAGGAGTTCATAAAGTTGTGTGAATCTCCGGGAAAGAAGAAGGCATCAAAATTGAGGATGTGGAGCCGATTCTTCGACATGGTGGTGTCAAACATACTTAGTGTTCTTGAGAAAGGAGAGGGATTCTCGTTGGCTTCGTTGCAATGCCATGTGATGGGAGCGGACACAAGCACCAAGGAGAATGTGCATACACTCTGGAGAAGGTTGATTGAGAATAAGAGATTAACAGGCAGGTTAAAGACAGCCGCCTGCTATGAACAGGCACTTAATCGCTTCGAGAAGGACATGGGTACCAAGGTAGGCAACAGCAAGATGAGCAGGGAGCTTATAGAGGAATGGGTAAAGAAGATGGAGGTGAATCTCTCACCGACTACGATAGGAATCTACTTGCGCACATTTAGGATTGTGGTGAAGATGGGTGCGAGGGATGGGCTTTGGTCTCGTGAAAAGGGTGAGGCCTTCATGCAGTTGCCCGCGATAAACAAGAAGCGGGATAGGAAGGATGAGTACCTTGACGTAATAACGATGAAGTATTTCTATGACTTATATGTTAGCATTTCTCAAAGAAGAGAGGCGGGTAGAGTTACGAGAAGCCTCGGCCTATTCCTTTTCCTTTATCTTGGAAATGGAATGAATCTTGCAGACATGGTGAGGTTGGAGTACAACGATTGCTATTTTAGGAGCAAAGGCAAATTGCTTAGGTTCACGAGGCACAAGACAATGCATGAATCTTCCAACAAGATTGATATAACAATACCCATCATTCCTGAGTTACGGCTACTGATGGATAGACTCTGCCTTCCTCCGAGAAGGGGTGGCTTGCTCTTTGATATCATAACACACAAGACACCGGAAGAGAAGGTCATAGCGATAGTGCACCAGTTAAATAAGGTGATACGCAAAGATATGAGGAGCATCTGTTACAACCACGACATGGATGTGCAGCCATCGACCACATGGTGTAGGCATAGCTACGCCACCAATCTGAGGGATGCAGGAGTGTCGATAGAATACATCTCCTCGATGATGGGGCACACGATGACTCGTGGAAGCCTTACTACGCTGCACTATCTCTCCGACTATAACGAGGAGACTATGTTCAGAAACAATGCATTGCTACTCTCTTCAGAGAGTAAATAATTTTATAAGGTTAAAGTATGTAAATTGCTTGCAATGATATTAAAATTGTCCTAATTTTGCCAACGAAAAGATTGGCTTATGGATAACAAGAACGATGCAAGCAGGAAGAAGCTGACGGGGTTCAGCGCAGGCAATGTGCAGAGCCTGATAGCGGAAGTTAACAAGCGTGGCCTTCAGAAGGAGGACATATTAACTGTGTTGGGCTATCCCGAAGGCTGGATGCTCTTATTTTATACGGATAAACTTTAACCAACTATGGAAGAGACTTACGACTTAGAACCTGTTTATTATTGCGCTGACTGCTGCTCCCTGAGGGTGGAGTCGTTGGAAGATGACGACAGTTCACTGTTTTGCAGCGAATGTGGAAGTATGCACATCTTGTAGGTGCCAATCAAGGAATGGGAGAAGATTTACGAAAGTAGATACGGCCATTCACATTTGGAGAGATAATCATTTATTAACATAGAACAACATTAAGATGGAAGAAAACAAGAAGAAGGTGTCGATGCAGTCCAAGACTGCCGACGCAGAGAAGAAGAAGCTGACTTATGAGCAGTTGGAGCAAGTGGCAAACCAATTAGCTCAGCGTCTGCGCCAGACTGAGGAGAGGCTGCACGAGGCATCGAACCAGAATGGCTTTAGGGTATTGGACTATCTGTTTGCCGTGGTACATGACGACAACAAGTTCTCAAGTGAATTTGCAAAACGTTGCGCAGATGAAATAGAGAAGGTCATTACGAGGATGGTTACTCCGCCTGTGGAGTCAGCTAAGCCCGAAGAGAGCGTCAAGGAGTGAAGAGGAGATGAAGTACAATAAGGTTATACGCATCCCTACCAAGATGGGAGATACCTTCTTCCAACACTGGTATGCTTTCCTGAAGCCCTTTCATCAGCTGACCGACAGGGAGATGGAGGTTCTTGCGTGTTTTGCCAAACATCGCTATGAGCTGTCGAAGTCGATAAGTGACATAGGCCTCATCGACAAGGTGCTCATGAGCGAGGAGACTAAGAGGGCCATACGCAAGGAGTGCAATATAACCATGTCGTACTTCCAGGTCATGATGAGCAAGTTTCGTCGCAACAAGGTGCTGCAGGACGGAAAGATAAATCCGAAGTTCCTTCCTGACTTGGATGTGGACTCGAATACATGCAATCTGTTAATTCAATTTGTGATGGAATGAAAAACAAGGTATTAAAGAGAGCCTACCAGAAGGTAGCCGCAGAACTACACATTCCGGCTGATTAGATAGAAGCCGTGTACAGATGTTACTGGGGGCAGGTGAGTCACCTAATTAGATGTTTGCCATTACGAGATATAGACGAGCCTGCCTTCCAGTTACTTAGAACTAACGTCAACATTCCTTATCTTGGAAAGATGTATGTTGATTATAATAAGATAGAAAAGGTAAGAAGAAAAGAGAAATACTATCAGGATAATGTTAAACATAAAGAAGATGAGGCCATTGTTCAATCGGATAGTGACGACAATGGACAGATATGAGGATGACCAGCACAGCGGCAAGGTGATAACCAAGACTACTGGTGCCATCAAGGAGTACCAAAAAGTAATTGCCGTTGGCACTACGGTCAAAGGAATCAACGAGGGCGATTGGGTACTTATTGACCCTACGCGCTATGGTCATAAGAAACATCAGGAGGGCAGCCTCAAGGATGGTGTCATAACAGATAACCCTATTGTGAGTTACAGCTTTCCTACGCTGGACGTGAATGGTGTTGAGCACTTGCTTCTATATGATTCCGATGTTACGCTTGTGCTTGAGGACTTCGAGGACAAGCAAGAGAACATAATATTGCCAGAAACACCTAAAGTCATTGTGTAATGGTTCGTCTATTTGTGTACGAAGGTTATGAAGTCAAGGTCTCTGCCGAGGCCTTGGCTTTGCAGCCTTTTAAAAGGCTTTGGGACCGAGACAAGAGCAAGGACAAGTCGAAGGCGATGCAGGAGTTTGCCTACATCTACTTCTTCTGTGACCCACGCAGCGACTATCAGTATCTTGTGGATGACAAGGCAAGGCACGAGGCAGTGTTACATGGTGAGGGCCTTCCTGAGAAATGGAAGCCTGATGCCGAGGTAAAGGCAGCTATGGAGTTCTACAAAAGTTTCGTACCGGCTTCAGCGCTGTTGCTTCAGGATACGAGGACCCTCGTGGATAAGTTGCGTGCCAAATTACGAGAGCTGGACTTCGACGATGTTGACGTGAAGGCACTCAATACCCTTACTTCGGTGGTAAAGCAGATACCGAGTCTCGTGAAGATGCTTTCCGAGGCTGAGAGGGCCGTAACCGACCAGATGCAAGAGCAGGGTGAGGTACGTGGCTCGGTGGAAAAGACTTTGTTTGACGATGGATTGGAGATTTGATTATGGGATTGCTATATAAGACGAATGACTATCAGACATAGATAACCAAGGAGCTTCTTGAGACCTATCCGCAAGAGGTGCGGGAGCAGTTGCATGACTTCATCACGCAGGTGCCTTTCATCCAACACCTCATATCTCCAGGAAGGGAGAAGGCTAAGGACAGGCCTCGTGACAAGCATGGCAGGATAATAGTGGACTTGGCGCATCCTCACATCCTGGAGAACATGGATTACTTCCGTCCATCGGCGCTGCATTTCTTGAAGGACGGATGCTATACCTCGTTGAGGCCGAATAAGAATCCCAACTCTGAGTATGGGAGATGGATACGCGAGGAAATAAGGAGATGTTGGGAGGGCTACGTTAGGGAATCGGATGGTGAGTGGGTTCCCGGATACCTTTATTTTTATTTGAACTATGTGCCGATGATGGTTACGGCCATAGACGAGAGTGACCCTAACTCAAGGAGGGCTGACCGTATAGAGAGCTTTCCCGAATGTTGGGAAGGAGTCTATTGGCGTTTCCATTATCTTGAGCAAGCTCGCAATGGTGGAATGTACAATGACTTCCGTGGTGGAAACCATGCTGCGGAGCTGTCTCGTCGTGGCTCAGGCAAGAGCTTCAGTCTTGCAGACATCATGGCACATAACCTCATTCTTGGAGAGAATGCAAGAGCACACAAACGTGTGATGACCATACTCACCGCCTACACTAAGGAGTATCTTGCGGGAAAGGATGGTACCCTCAGTAAGTTTGTGCCTATCATAGACTTCCTTGCAAAGAACACACAATTCCCTCGTCGGCGCTTGATTGACAGCCTCAACACCATGATGTGGCAAAGTGGCTATAAGGACAAGAAGACCGGCGCCAGGATGGGAGACCAGAATACCGTTTTAGGAGTGTCGTCGAAGGATGATGAGTCGAAGCTGCGTGGTAAGCGTGGCTACATTCTGTTCGAGGAGTTTGGTTCATTCAAGAAGTTGCTCGATGTGTACAATGTGGTGCGTTATGGTCTTGAGGAGGGACAGTATGTTTATGGCTTTGCTTATTTGGTAGGAACATCGGGAGACAAGGATTCTGACTTCCATGGTGCACAGGAGCTTATCTACAACCCTCAAGGATATAATATCTATGCGTTGCCGAATCAATGGGACAAGCCGAATCAAGGCAGACCTTGGTTCAGTTTCTTCTTTCCTTCATACGTGAACCGTAAGGGGTGCTACAACAAAGATGGAGTCAGTGATGTAGTAAAGGCTCTTCTTGAGGTGTTGATGTCGAGATACGAGGCAAAGTATAAGACCGACGACCCTCAAACCATAGTCAAAGTTACTGCCGAGATGCCTATCACTCCTGCAGAGGCTATCATACGTGGTGGAGTGAATCTCTTTCCTGTTACTGACATCATGGAGAGGCTCAATCAGATAGACAGCAATCCAAGGTTCTACGACGATGTATATGTAGGACAGTTGGCTATCAATGACGGCAAGGTGGTGTTTACGCCTACTGGAGACCATTCGATAAGATTCTTCCCACACAAAAGCAACAAGAATCTTGCGGGAGCAGTGGAGATATATGAGATGCCACAGAAGAATGGAGATAAAGTATTTGAAAATAGATACATCGCAGGTGCCGACCCTTATGATAATGACGAGTCTGGCACAACGTCTCTTGGCTCCATCTTCATTCTTGACTTGTGGACTGACCGCATTGTGGCTGAATACACTGGCAGACCACCCATGGCCGATGACTACTTTGAGATATGTAGAAAGCTCTGTCTGTTTTACAATGCAAGACTGAACTATGAGAACAATAAAAAAGGTTTGTTCGCATATTTCAGCAAGATGAACTGTGTCTATCTTCTCACGGATGTACTTGAGTTTTTGAAAGACAAGCAGATGGTCAAGCCTGGAGGCATAGGTAATACGGCCAAGGGAACAGTGGCTACCGAGCCAATTAACAACTATGCCCGTACTCTCATAGTGAAGTATCTGCTCACTCCTGCAACTATGATACAGGCTGTGGATGGTGAGGAGAAAGAGATTACGGTATTCAATCTGAACTTTATTAAGGGACGGGCCCTGTTGCTTGAACTGAGTCAGTGGAATGCCCAAGGTAACTTTGACCGTGTGAGTGCCATGGGTATGCTGATGCTTCTTCGTGAGGATAGAATCATACTCAGTGGAGGCAATGCAAGGCGAAGTGAGCAAATAGCCGACGACCCATTGGACAAAGGCAACGATGATTACTTCACTCGTAACTATCCAGGTAGCGAAAGACTCATGAAGGATTAGCGATTGGATAAGATACATATTAGCAAGACATTTAGCCTATTGTGGCTTTTTTTGATATTGATTATTTTTGCAACAGAAAAGATACGATGGAACTGATTGGAACATCATTACCGCCCCAGCAGCTGCCATATAGCCAGAAGAACAAGAAATGGCGTAAGCAGCATTTGGACTGGGCTGACAGCAAGGCTTGCTATTCGTCGGGCCTTGTCAGGAAGTCTGTGCGGCATAAGAAAATCAATTACGACCTGTATAACATGAAGATTCACATGGATGACATGAGACATCTTCTTAATCCCGATAATATGCAGGCCGACTACATTCCCGATAAGATACAGCACTACCCTATCACGAATAACAAGCTCCACTTGTTGAAAGGCGAGGAGCTTGCAAGGGTGTTTGATTACCGCGTTGTGGTAACGAATCCCAACGCCATCTCGGAGATAGAGAGGGAAAAGAGAGACGAAGCCTACGAAGGGCTCAAAGGTTTAGTCGAGAGCAGCTCTGTGTCGGAGGAGGACTTCGAGAGAAAACTGGCCGATTTCGATGATTATCTTAGCTACGAGTGGCAGGATATGAGAGAGGTTAGAGCAGGAGAGTTGCTTAACCATTATATGAAGGAGTATAACCTTCCAGCCATGTTCGCAGACGGATTCATGGATGCACTCATAGTGGCCGAAGAGATATATCAATGCGACATTGTTGGTGGTGAACCAGTGATAGAGAGACTTAATCCTCTCAAGGTTCATGCATTCCGCTCTGGATACAGTAGCCGCATCGAGGATGCAGACATGATAATCATCGAGGATTATTGGTCTCCGGGAAGGGTGATAGACACTTATTATGATGTACTGTCTTCCAAGGATATAAAGGCCCTTCAGAATGAAAACGACTTTGTGTCGGGAGGCTTCACCGATTCCGCAGGTAACATCGACGAGAGATATGGCCATGTGAATATGCACATGATGGGCGAGGAGTTCACCGGAGGCGAGGAAGGTTTTTATTGGGACCCATTCGGTGATGATTCACTTTTGGGTAATGCGCTTCCATACGATTCCGAGGGCAACGTCAGGGTGCTTAGGGTTTATTGGAAATCCCGCAGAAAGATTCGCAAGGTTAAGAGCTATAACGAAGAGACGGGTGAGGAGGAGTTTCACTTCTACCCTGAGACATATAAAGTAAAGAAGGAACTCGGAGAGGAGGAGGAAGTATATTGGATTAACGAGGCTTGGGAAGGCACGAAGATTGGTAAGGACATCTACGTGAACATGAGACCGAGACCAATTCAATATAACCGGCTCAGCAATCCTTCAAGATGTCATTTCGGAATCATCGGTTCCGTATATAACGTGAATGATTCGAGGCCTGTGTCGATGGTTGACATCCTCAAGCCTTACAACTACCTCTATGATGCGGTGCATGACAGACTAAACAAGCTGATTGCCCGCAACTGGGGAAAGATAATCAAGTTGGACCTTGCGATGGTTCCACAGTCATGGGACATCGACAAGTGGATGTACTATGCCCGTGTGAACAATATTGCAGTGGTTAATAGCTTCAATGAGGGCAACAAGGGTGCTGCTACCGGTAAGTTGGCAGGAGCTCTGAATAACAACAGCAATGGAGTCATTGATGCGGAGACCGGCGGTATCATACAACAGAACCTTGCATTGCTCAGCTACATTAAGGACGAGATGAGTGAGGCCTGTGGTATATCGAGGCAACGTGAGGGACAGATAAGCAACCGAGAGACTGTGGGAGGAGTGGAACGTTCCACGCTCCAGTCTTCGCATATCACCGAGTGGATATTCTCTGCACACGACAATCTGAAGAAGCGTGTGCTTGAGTGTTTCCTTGAGACAGCTAAGATAGCCATGAAGGGGAGGCAGAAGAAGTTTGAGTATATCACTTCAGATGGTAGTCGCCAACTGATGACCATTGACGGCGATGAGTTCTCGGAATGTGACTATGGACTCGTGGTTGACAACAGCAACGGACTGCAGCAGCTTAACCAGCAGATAGAGACTCTGGCACAGGCTGCCCTACAGAACCAACTGCTCAACTTCTCCACCGTAATGAAGTTGTACTCGTCAAGCTCTCTTTCGGAAAAGATGCGCATGATTCAGAATCAGGAGCGCAAGGCGGAGCAACGTCAGCAACAGGCACAGGAGCAGGCTATGCAGCAACAGCAACAGCAGCTTGAGGCCAATGCACAGATGGAGCAGGCCAAGATGCAACAGCAGGATAACATCAACCAACGCGACAACCAGACCCGCATTGAGGTGGCCAAGATTGAGGCCATGGGTAGAGTTAAGTCATCGCAGGTTGAGGCACAGGCGGAGATTGTCGCCAATGCCGACAAGAGCATGACAGAGAAGGAGCGACAATCTCTCCAACAGCAAAGCAAGGAGTTCGATGCCAAGATGAAATTGGAACAAGATAAGTTGAATCAGGCAGACCGCCATCATCAAGAGGATGATAGGCTGAAACGTTACATAGCCAACAGGAAAGGAGGCACTAAATGAAAAAGATGCAGATAGTGATGAGTGCCACTGCTCCCAATAGGGATGTGCTTTGGTTGAAGCCTTGTGGCTGTAACTTCAAGTTGTTGGCTTATCGTAACTGCGGTTGGCACAATGTGCTTGGCAGCGATGGACAGTGCTCCGATGGTTGCAGCGGAGGCAAAAGCAACAAGGGCTCTTCGGTTGTCGATAACTGTGACGGCATTCCTGTTTACGTAGGCGACTGCGAAGAGAATGTGGAGACCATTGCAAGCACACCAACTATCAAGACTAAGTTTACTGAGGAACCATCGTTGTTCCACTTCCACGACATAAAGCCTGTAAAAGTTTCATCGAAACCAAAGGATACCGTCATGAAGGCAGACAAGAAGCCTTGTGGATGTAGAGACAAGAACAAATAAAATAGACGAGATATGTTTTTTACACAGGACGATTATAAGAAGATTCGCAACTGGCTTTCCCAGAATACCGTGAAGGATAGTCAGTTTCAGTCGGTCACAAAGCTGACCGGGGGCGAGCAGATTCCTTTGCTACAAGGCGGAGAGAATAAACTGGCCTACCTCTCGGATATACTTTGTGCCCTTCAGAAGCGCTTTACTTACGATATATACAATGTGACGGCAAGAACTGGACAGGCCAACCTTTGTCTTTCCGAAGCCATAGCGCTTGTGCCCAAGGCCTACCGTAAGCCAGGCATGATTATCACCTTCATGAATACTTACGGCTTTTGGGATACGTGGCAGTTCAAAGGCTACGATACCAGCTCTTGGAGCTATGTTTCCAACTGGGGGCCTCTTCTCGATGTTATTCTTGAAAATTACATCTACTATCCTGACGAGGAGGACATCACCAGCAAGGTAGTCGATGGTAAGAAGGTGCTGAAGCTGAGGGACCGTGACTGGGAGCCTGAAGATTTCTCCGGCCTCGGATTTAAGATTCTCCGAAAGAACCTCGTCAATGTGGATGACTGTGAGAAGAACACTGAAGAGAATATGAACAACATCCTCACTCAAGAGATGTTGCAGGAGAATGTCGATAATGATAACATGGATAGGACTCATACCATCTACATTGTTCGTTATGACTTTGACTTGGATGGTAAGACTATCTACGTTCCGGAAGGTTCCACTCTACAGTTTGACGGTGGCCATCTTTATAATGGTACCTTGGTTCTAAATGACACTCAGATAAATGGTCTGTTGGACTTAAATACGATGTCCGAGTTTGAGGATGAGAATGGTAATATAGTACATGGCATCAAGAGCTACGATGATGGTTATGGTACTACTATCTCGAATGAGAATGGAGACCTTGTACTTCAAGGAACTTTCCGCACTGGCCAGGTGATGGCTTTTGAGAATCAGACCTTCGATGATTTTGACCTTGATGAGCATTCAATCAATGTCGATGACCCTGAATGGAGTGAAGCCCCTCGTCCAAGTGCAAAGGGCTTTGAGGTTGTTGACACTACATCCGAGAAAGATGTAAGGATGAAATATTGGGATGGTGAGAAGTGGGTCGATTTGCTTGATATATCCGATTGGCAACATCTGAAGGAAATCTTCGAGGACTTTGTAAAGCAGTACAATACTACAATACAGGGGCTTTATGACTACATTGTTTCCTACGGAGATAAACTTTACGAATATTTCTCTGAGGAGATAAGCAAGTTGTGGACTGAGATCAACAACATTGATTCCAGAATAACTACTATTGAAGGAGATATTACCACAATCAAGAATAGTATCAACAACATCAATAGTGAGATAACTAACATTGAAGGGCAGCTATCTGACTTTGGCGCATCGTGGACATTTAAGTACATAGACAAAGATGGCAATACTCAAACCACGATTGTTTACAATACTGGTGAGGATAATGCAATCGACCTCACTGATATTGGAGGAAGTGGCGGCGGTGGTGGCGGCGGTAGCGTTGCTATAACTTATTTAATGCCTGGTGGTGGTACTGAATATAGCACGTCTGCTGCAGATGAAATCTTATTTTATCCTGTTTACTTAACAATCAAAAATCCTCTTGATGATTCTGAACTTTTGTTTGAGGGTTATCATAATACATTTAAAGAAAAGAAATGGGATTTAACCGAGGCTCTACGTTCTTTTGTTAGTTCATTGATAAGTGGTGAAGGCACTGGTGCTCTTTGGTCTTTCAAAAATAAATATCATTACTATGATACGGATAGCGGTGTTTGGAAATGGAAAGAAGTAGTTTCAGACAACCACAGCACTGCTGTAAATGACACCATTACCAACAACTATGAATCCATTTGGATTTCTACATACGATGCAGATTCAGGCATAGGAAATAATTGGCAATACAACACTAGTAGCTATGAAAAAGTAGATTTAGCTACCGACATTAAGAAGCTGATAGCTGAATATAGTGGCGGTGGAGGTTCTACAGTAGATATTGCTACTTACAGCAAAGCCGGTATCATGAAGTTAGGAAAGCAAGATACCACCCTTAACGATGAAGGGATGGAAGGGTCAGATGCTAATCCTTTATTCCCGGTTATACTTGATGAAAATAACCGTGCTGGTACTGTAATTACTGCAGATGCTTTAAGCAAATTAGACTTCTCGTCTATCTTAATACAGCAATATAAAGATTTAAAGCTGCCTGTATGTCTTTTGTCCGGAACATTTTCAAGAACGTCAGATAATTGGAGAGGAAATAGTACTTGGACTTTTGATGGAATGTCCCTATTCGATGCTACTATTAAAGCCACAGCTAATACTACAAGTACTTATATGGGGCATCAGCTATCCATATATACAGGACAAACCTGTTTAAATGGACATTCTGTGAAACTGACATCTTTTATAGCAACTTTAAAACGTGGTTATGATGTGACTGGTGATGGAGAAATTTCAGCAACACAGACAACTGCTAATCTGGGAGGTCATTCGCATAAGTATTGCGGTGCTCCTCTTACTCCTGTAGCTACAATTTATACTACTCAGATAGCTCTTCAATTTTGGGGAATAGATGACAACACATTAAAATCAGCTGCATTCTGTGACATAGATAGTATGGGCATAGACCGTCTTGGCTATCAGGTAATGTCTTTCTATGCAACAATATATGGACAAATTACAACTTAAAGATATGAGTACACAATTAGAGATAAAGAATTGCTCCTCTGGAGAATATTCAAATATATATCCCATCCTTGATTGGGAAGGGTATGTGAAAGAGGGTAGTTACGGCAGTCAGACCATCAAGGACATCATGCTGTGGTATAATCACGTATGGCTTGAGTTTGACACCAACAGAACCACTACTCGTAAGACTGTGCCTTCTTGGTGGAGAAGGCGTGGTCGCTTCATCACGTATGAGTCCTGCAAAGGCAATCTGTTTACAGAGTACTATGTAGGCACGGAGTTTGATGACTCCTCCTGGGGTAACGGAGAGAATTGGGTTGAATTGCCTACCTACGAAAGCATTTATCGTACCTTGAAGGAGTATTTTAAGTGGTACTATCCTGATATGTATCCCAGTGACTTTACAGCTCGCTTCCATTGTTATGACACATTGGAGGAGTTCAATGAGCATAAAAGCGACTTGGATAGGGAAAGCATTTGCTTTGTAAAGGAGACAAATCAGATATATTGTCAGGAGACATGGTTCGGTGCTGATATATCCGCTCTTGAAGAGAAGATATCCGCCATAGAGGAGTACATCTATAATGCAGAAGGCAACACGGAGCTCAACAATGTTGAGAATATCATTACTTTCTTGACTGGCTACGATACAGAGACTACTCTACAACAGGTGCTGAGTGCTATTGGCACACGTATAGACTACTTGGTTGAAGGTGTCGAGAATAATGCTACTGCCATTACAAATCTAAAGAACAATTTGAATGAGCTTGGTGCAGAGATGATAGAAGGCATTAGAAGCCTGACAGGAAGCCTATCTAAGTTAGAGGATAGAGTCCTTGTTCTTGAGGAGACAATTCCGACTATACAGGAAGACCTTGCTGCTCTGAAAAAGCAAGTAAATAGCAATACTGCAAACATCAGCTCTTTAGATACTAAAGTCGTTAATCTACAATCTTGGGTAGAATTGTTTAGTGTTGAGCAAGTCTTAAAGACAGGTACGCTAATAGCAACAATTACCACTAAGGATGGTAGTTACAATATTTATGCACCAGAAGGTGGTAGTGTTGGTGAAATCAGTGAGAGTGAAGTGGAGGAATATTGGAACGAATAAACACAGATAGGATATGAGCAACTTTTTAGGAGAAGAGGGACTGAAGAAGCTAATCAGTCTGATTAAACAGAAGATAGCTGGCAAGCAAGATACATTGACAGCTGGAGATAATATTAAAATCGAGAATAATGTTATCTCCGCTACCGGTGGTGGTAGTGGTGTTACTGTGGATGATGAGCTCAGCACTACGTCGGAGAATCCTGTACAGAATAAAGTAATCACGGCAGCTCTTAATGGCAAAGCATCGAGTGATGATTTGAATACACTGGAAACAAACATTGAGAACTCTCTTGACAGTGAAACTACTGCACGTAAGGAAGCTGATGCAGACTTGCAAAAGCAGATAACCTCCAATGATAATGACATAGCTAACTTACAGAGTGAAAAGTTAGATAGTGACGATGTTACTTATACTGCCAGTGTTACTTCAGGAACTAAGTTAGGTACTCTAAAGGTGGGAGACACTGAGACTGATGTCTATGCTCCGAGTGGTGGTAGCGGAGGCAGTACTTATACAAGCGTGTCTAATAACTTGGAGATAGACAATACAAATTTCACCATGGATGTTTATACTCCGTTAAATACAGTAACTGGAATTTTCAGTACTATTGAGCTTACTGCTGGAGAGTTTAAAGTTGTTGAAACTGTTATAAGTAAGGATGTAGTAGTGAATCTTGGCGATGCTACGTCAGGACATTTGGCTGAGTATATGCTACAAATAATCACAGATGAAGGTTCAAGTCACAGCATCACTTTTCCGGATACTGTAAAAATGAGTGAGGAAGACACTACTGAATGTGCTGCACTTGAAAGCAACTGTATCTACCAATTCAGTATTGTCAACAATGTTTTGCGAATGTGTTGCGTACCTGCCTAATAAATTGTCAGTATGAGTCATTTCTATAGATACTTTCCAAGAGTAAACAAGTCGAGTTATCTGACTGTCAACACTGTGGTGATATATCTTGATAGTGCCGCGGATTCGACTAACACTCTCATTATCACTTCATCCCATGCTTGGACTGTTACATCCTCCAGTGAGTATGGTTGGGATTATGTCAGTTTGAGTGAGACTACAGGAACAATACCTCCATATAGCCATTCTGTTACGGTCACGGCGACTCAGGAAAATACAGGAGATGACCAACGTACAGTGGCTTACCTGACTATTACCAATACCCGTGGTGATACGGTCTATGTACAAGTGGTGCAGAATCCAGCATCCGAAGAGGTTAATGCTGTCCTATACAGCAATCGCTACAATGGCAATTTGGTAAGTGATGATGAGAATACTACCTACGTAACTAACACTTTCATTGAGGATGATGCTGGTTCGAGATACCTCAGTGCACGACCTTTTAGGTATAAAAAAGAGATTTCCGTTACGGATGTTCCTGGAGCAGGAATAAACATCAATGAGATGATTCATCCAGGATATGCCACTGATTTGGAAGGAGACGAAGATTATTGTGTGTTTGCTCTCTTTTCTTGTCCTGTCAATTATGGCAGCAATGTATCCGCTATTCCTATCGGGAGAATGTCGAAGCCCCGTGGTACTTCCAACTATTACATCGAGCAAGGCAGTGGAAGCAATACCAACACATTCTATTTCCCTGCGTCGAAAGATACGGAGTTTCCTTTGTTTGGTTATTTCATAAATAAATACCAACAACCTGCTTCCAAGACTACGAAGATTTCTCCGGCAGTGACCATAACAGCCGGAGGCATGGGAATGTTTAGCATTCCTGCAAATGCAAATGGTACTGGAGGAACATCCCGTACAGTGAGCTGCACATCGGATAGTAGTTATGTAACCGTCACTCAAGAGGAAGAGGAACAGACTCTTTGGGGCTGGTCTTGCACAAAGTTCATTGTAAAGGTGAATGCAGCAAGCAGTCTGAGCATTAACCATACAACAAAGCTCACTTTCTATTATGAGGAAGATGGAACTAAGATTGTTAGTTATGTGATTAAGATTGTTCATGTGGTCGATGAAAGTAAGTTGATTCCTGTCTATACAGCAACCTATGACCCTTCGGCTGATGAACCTGAAGATACTATAGACACGGACTTTGCGAAGATGGGATTTGGTGGTTTCTTGGGCAATGGAGTAACCTACATTTATTCGGAAGGCGATTTGGGTACTTTCAATGTAAATCAGCATCATTCTACGGAATCAACATACGTTAGTGGCACTTGGTTTAAGGCTGATAGTTATGTTACTTTTTATAGACTGAATGAAGGTTCCGGAGGTTTGGCGGCTACTTTCTTAGGAAGTGTGAAAGCATCTGGAGATACATATACCGGTAAATTTACCATACCTGATGATGTTGTGACTGCTTATCTTCAATCAGAGAACTTAGGTTTGCGAATGAAGATTGAACGGCTTGTTGACGGTCAATATGTGGATGGTGCCATTGATACAAGCTGTTCACAGATAGCTTGTACTCATACTTTTGACAATGGAGTGAGAAATGATAAACTTCTTTACTCATTTACTACTTACCGTGTTGACAGCAATGGTAATCTTACAGGTTGGGGAAGTTATTCAGATACCTTTTATCTCGCTGCGGACCGTGGATTGGTTTATAACGGAGAGAAAATAACTAAGAGCGGCTATTATGGCGACGAGAGCGGCACTGAGTCTGCATACGTTTACATTACTGTGCCTACTTCCACCACTCGCTGGCGAGTTAAATTCTTGACTCCTCCTATAAATGGAGTGGTTAGTTATGAAACCTATTATACGGGAGATACTGATTAGAACAACTTAATTTAACTGCAAAGACAAATAGACTATGAAGAAGAGAATATTTTGGTTTGGGGATTCCGCTCCCACTGACATCCACATGGCTTGGGTGATAGCGTTGGGAGATGGGAAATATGACCTCAAGATATATAACGGAGGATGGAAGAGTATCCTTGGTGAAGGCGAAGGTGGTTTCGTTACCCAAGAGGAGCTGAATGAGATTATCAATAAGACTGTTTCTGACTTAGAGGGCGAGATAGATAAAAAGCAGGACACGCTCACTGCTGGCGATGGCATAAGCATTAAAGATGCTGTTATAGCTTCAACGACATGGAAGAATGGCACAGGCACAAACAGTGTGATGACAATAGGTGCTGCTGATGCCTCTGGAAAGAACAGTGTGGCTGAGGGTAGTAATACTACGGCATCTGGTTCTTACACTCATGCAGAAGGACTTGACTCTAAGGCTACTTATTGGGGTGCTCATGCAGAAGGATGTGGCACAACTGCATCAGGACAAAGTTCCCATTCGGAAGGTGAAGGTACTGTAGCCAGTGCTGCCGAGGCGCATAGTGAAGGGTGGAACACCGAAGCCAGTGGTAATGCTTCTCATAGTGAAGGACATGACAGCGTAGCCTCTGGACAGTATTCTCATGCTGAAGGAGATGGCACTATAGCTTCTGGGCAAACTTCTCATGCAGAAGGCACTGCAACGGTTGCATCTGCTGCACATACCCATACCGAGGGATTTGGAACACAAGCCACTAATGCAGGAGAACACGCTGAGGGAAGGTGGAACAAGTCAACTACTTCCAGTAACGCTGATGAGGCTACCATCTCCTCGATAGGTATTGGTTCATCCGATACGGATAGGAAGAATGCCATGGAGGTTAAGAAAAATGGTGATGTGTATGTCAATGGAGTCGGAGACTACGACGGAACTAATTACGCTGATGCTAAGACTCTCCAAGAGGTGGTGAATGAAAGCGCCTTTGCCTCTTCAGCTAGTTTTTCGAGTGTTGTGTATGTCAAAGATGATAAGAAGATTATCTTTACTACTAATGACGGCGAGACTGCTGAGATAGACGCTACTGACTTCATCAAGGATGGCATGGTGAAAGATGTGGCAATAGTGACCAAGACAACAGAAGAGGGAAAGGAGGTGAGGTACTTGGAAATCACTTTCAATTCCGATGCTGGTGACAAGGTTATTGACATTGCGCTTGATGATATATTCGATCCTGATGATTATTACACTAAGAGTGAGATAGACACTAACATCAAGAAATATACCGATAAGTGGAAAACGCTTACTGTGACACATGTTAAATCTGCCACAGGTGATACACATAGCTCCAGCGTCTTCACTCAGACTGCTGATGGCGTTACTATGCATTACGAATGCAAAGATATGAGTAAAACTGACAATACTGTCACAAAGCATGATGATGCAATAGGCAATGCCACTAATGAGTTGTATGGTGTGGTTAAAGTGGACAGCGCTTTGAGCGGAGAGTCAGAGAATCCTGTGCAGAATAAAGTGGTCAATGAGGCTATACAGAAACTGGATGATGCCATTGATTCCAACACTACTGCTATCAATGGAATGTCAAAGAATTGGCTTGATGGTTCTGCTGACTACAGTGTGAGAACTGCAGGGTCCGCTGAGGAGGGAGATGACTATACCATTGGTCAGAATGCTATGGCAGTAGGCAGTGGTTCCAAGGCATCCGGTGGAAGTTCCATTGCAGAGGGTTATCAGGTTACTGCTTCCGGCAACAATTCTCACGCAGAAGGTATGAGTACTATTGCAAGTGGAATTGCCTCCCATGCAGAGGGCGATAACACTCAAGCTACAGGCAACTACTCTCATGCAGAAGGACTTAATACTACTGCTAATGGTGCTCAGTCTCATGCTGCTGGTAATGGTACTACCACCAATAACAATAATGAAACTGCTGTGGGTAGGTTCAATATCAGTACTGCCAAGGGTGATGGTTATGCTTCTGACAATACTCTGCTTACTGTTGGTAATGGTACTAAGACTGCATCAGCTAATGCCATTGAGTTGAAATATAACAATGACTTGTACATCAATGGTGTTGGTGATTATAATGGCACTAATTATGAGGAAGCTAAGACCTTGCAAGAGGTTATAGGAGGAAAGCAAGATACACTGACTGCTGGAGATAACATCACCATCGAAGAGGTAGATAATGTACTGACTATCTCTGCCAATGCATCTGCTGAGGTTGAAGCTATCACTAACGAGGAAGTAGATACTACTGCTGATGAAGTGTTTAACGATTAAATATAGAATAGGATATGAGTAAGTTTTTAGACAATACAGGCCTTAAAGAGGCATTTGTGAAGATAAAGGAGTATATCACTTCAAAGTTGGAGGGGAAGCAGGATGCACTTTCTGCTGCCTCTCCATTGGAGATAACTACTGATACAGAAACTGGTACTACTACCATTAGCTCCAAATTAAACCTGATAAATGGTGAGGGTACTGACAGTCTTGTGCAGGTGGTTACAGAAGAGAATAGTGCTAATAGTGCTACTGCTCAATCAGCATTTGCAGCAGGTATTGGTAGTAAAGCATTTAACACTGGTGCTATTGCATGGGGTAAGAACAACACTGCTGGTGATGAAATTGCACAGAATTATTATTCTGTAGCTATTGGTGGTATTGGTAATACTTCTGCTGGTAGTTCTTCTGCTATTATTGGCGGTACGGGAAATAACATTCACACCACAGTTACTTATGGCAGTACTATTTTAGGAGGACAATCAAATAATATTTATAGCAGTGACAGTGTTATTATTAGTGGATATGCAAATAGTATTGAACAGAATAATAATGGAATTATTGCAGCAAGTACTTATGCCCAAATGGTAGGTACTGCTTATAGAGGCTGCAATGCTATTCTTGCAAGTTATTCTGGAAAAATTGATGGTGCTACTTGCTCTGCTATTATAGGTGGTTATGATATTGGAAGTACAGTAAATATAATATATGGTAATTTTTCTGTAATTTTAGGAGGCGGCAGTAATACTATAAATAGTGAAAGCTCTGTAATTCTTGGTGGTGAAAATAATACTACTAACAACCTTTATGAAGTAGCTTCTGGCCAAAAAAACCTCTCTATTACTTCTGCTGATGATACCACACATGGTGGCACTTTGTTTACTGTTGGTTATCCTGTTACTGACGAGGAGAGTACTGTACATAATGCCAACAACTTTGAGATACATCAGGATGGTGAGATATACATCAAAGGCATTGGCAGTTTCAATGGCTACAATTACGATGAGGATGATACCCAGAGTTTGCAAGAAGTTATTGCGAATTTAGGCACAAGCACATTACCGCTAGTTCCTGTGCAGGGCACTTCTGGAAGTACCACTGCTTATAGCATTAAGATGGTGAGCAGTCTTACTGAGGAGGACACGTTTGGCAACAGTATATCCAGTACCACTGTTGGTGGTACTGTGTTGGGCTTGAAGAACTCTATAACTTCAGGTAATTATGCAGTATGTTTTGGTGTTAGGAATGACATTCAGGGTAATCAGGGATTTACTGTTGGTCAGGATAATAAATGCCATGGAGAGAATGCTGTATGCATGGGAGGCAGCAATGGTGTGTATCAGAAGATGTCAACTGCATTTGGAGGTAGTAATTCCATTTCAGGACAGTATTCTGTTGCTGGAGGACAAAGCAACACAGTAAATAGCAATGCTTGTGTAGCATTGGGATGGAGTAATAATATACCAAAAAATTGTGAGGGTGCTGTAACTTTAGGTATGGGCAACCATATCTACAATGAGCAAGAGGTAGCTGTTGGCAGTTTTAGTGTGTCTGTAGCTAATACTGACGATATATCTGGCACTAAATTTATTGTAGGTAATGGCACTTCTAGCAATGACAAGCTCAATGTGATTGATGTTAGAAAAGACAACAATGTCTATATCAAAGGTATTGGTAATTATGATGGTGATGGCGATATTTCATCTGCTACTTCTTTGCAGGATGTAATTAGCGCACTTTCTTCCAAGATTACTGCTTTAAATTGGTATGCCACAGCTAAAGTAGTAGATACAGATGAGTTTGAAGCTGATGCACATATTATAATGTTGGGACGTAGTGCTGGCAGTACAGTTACGGCACACTCTATTCCTGAGGGATGCACCTGTGTTATCATCAGAGGAAATGAAAATACATCAAGTTCACTAGGTCTCAGTTATTCTTTTGATGTTTCAGAAGGTGCTTATCCTGGACATGGATACGGAATGATTGTAACCCTTACTAATATTGGAGGAACAATATATGAGGGACTGGTGTAATTTAAGTCAGATTCTTATACTGATATAAGTATAGGAATTAGACTATTGCGTCGATGATGCCAAACATTTAAATTTGCAGAAAAATTCAGGAGATTCTAATATGGAAGGGATAGATTTAAGCACAATTTTGGATTCTGATGCGTTGAGTGGGTTTTTCCCAGAGGATAACGCAGAGGAGCAGGACACTGAGTCAAGTGAGACTCAAGAGAGTAAAGATAACGAGGATGATGCCGAGGAGCAGGAACATTCCACTCCAGAGAGCGTAGGCGACAGTCCTGAGGACGAGGACACGGGAGAGCCGCTTCTTGATGAGGCGCCGAAGGCATCTCCTGCAAACAAAGTATCCTACGCCACCATAGCAAAGGCGCTGAGTGAGGATGGGGTTTTTCCCGACTTGTCCGATGACGACATCAATAACATAAAGAGTGCCGCAGACTTCAGGGCACTCATCGACGGTCAGATTAAAGCTGGTACCGATGAGAGGACTCAGAGAGTTTGGAACGTGCTTCAAAACGGTGGAGACAACAAGGAGATTCAGATATATGAGAATAGCCTTCAGTTTCTAAACAACATCACCGATGAATTGCTGACCGAGGAGAGTGAACAAGGAGAGGACTTGCGAAAAAGACTCATCTATCAAGACTGCCTCAACAGAGGTTACAGTAAGCAGAGGGCCGAAAGATATGTCAAGCAGTCTGTGGATACTGGCAATGACATTGACGACGCAAGAGATGCATTGGAAGGCAACAAGGAGTTCTTCGGAAACAAGTATGCCGAATATAGGCAGAAGTTGCAAGACGATGCAGACAGCAAGGAGAAGGCACGAAACCACAAGGTGGAAGAGGTTAAGAAAGATTACCTCGACACAAAGGAGATACTCGGAGGACTGAAGGTGGACCGCAAGACAATGGAGAAAGCATTTGCAAAGGCGATGTCTCCGACATATCGTGACCCGAAGAGCGGTGAGATACTGACAGAGTTAGGCAGATATCAAAGGGAGCATCCGGATGAGTTCACAAAGAACCTCGCAGTAATCTTTACATTGACCGATGGCTTCAAGAATATGGATAAATTAGTCAGTGGCAAAGTGAAGCAAGGCGTGAAGAAAGGCCTCGACGCATTGGAGGATGTGCTGAATGGCACTTCGAGGGGAGCAGGAGGAAAGCTGGACCTGATGAGTGGAGTATCCACCGATGACCCGGACAGCTATGACAGCATATTCAGCGGCAACTGGAAACTGGCGCTGTAAGATATAAAGGTAAGAAGATTATATTAGGATTAACTTTTAAACATTAGAAAATATGGCTGGTTATTTTGGAAAAATCCAGATGAGAGAGTTCAAGTCTTGGCATGACGGAATCACCAAGAAGAACCACATCTCAAGCATTTACAAGCGGGCACCCCAGCGTGTCAGCGACTTGATGGTGCAGCTGTTGGCATTCCGCCGTGGCCGCACCCTTGAAACGTTCCTCAGTCAGTTCCCTGTCAGGGAGTTTGAGACTGACGACGATTATATATGGGACGTTATCGGCTCCTCGCGCAAGAACATTGCGCTGAAGGAAGCCCGTGATGAGGATGGCAAGGTTGTCACTACATCGTATGAGGAGAACAATGGCAACGTAGGTGCAGGTACTGCTCCTTTCTTCCTTGTATTCGAGGAGGCTTGGTTTGCCAAGGGCGAGTTCATCGTAGGTAATCTCAATGAGGTTTATCAGTTCCGCATTCTTGACGAACCTCGCATGGAGGGAACCGATGCTGTGTATAAGGTAGAGCTTGCAGGCGGTAACACCGACGGTGTTCCTTACGAGAGGCTTCTTCCCGGAGAGCGCTTCAGCGTTGAGGCTGCTTTCGTTGAAGGCGGTCTATCCAGGAAGGTAGGCGGTGTCAGATTTGCTGCTCCTGTAAGTATGCGCAACGAATGGAGCCATGTTCGCATCAAGCACAAGGTGAGTGGCGATATGCTTGACAGCAAGCTGATTTGTCAGTTCCCGATTGCCAAGGAGACCAATGGTCGCTATCAGGTTCAGAAGGTCAATACCTGGATGCACTATGTTGACTTCAAGGTAGAGGAGCAGTTCTCCGACTACAAGAACAACGCCATCGCATTCAGCCGCAGCAACCGCAATAAGAACGGTGAGTACATGAACATCGGCGACAGTGGCGAGGCTATCCGCACTGGTGCAGGTCTCTTCGAGCAGATTGAGACTGGTAATGTCACCTATTACAACAAGTTCTCGTTGAAGCTTATTGAGGATGCACTGCTTGAGCTTAGTGCCGCCAAGCTGGACTTCGGAGAGCGCGTATTCGTGATGCACACCGGTGAGCGTGGTGCCATCCAGTTCCACAAGGCCATTACTCGTGAGGTAAGTGGCTGGACTATGTTCACTCTCGACAACAACTCCACCGGAGTTATTCAAAAGGTGAAGAGTCCGCTGCATCAGAATGCCCTGGCCGCTGGCTATCAGTTCGTGGAATACCGTGCCCCGAACAATGTAGTTCTGAAGATTGTCATCGACGACTATCTTGATGACCCAGTTCGCAACAAGATGCCGCACCCGCTTGGAGGTCCTGCCTCGTCTTATCGCTATACGATATTCGACATTGGTAGCATGGACCAGCCCAACATCCAGAAGTGCCAAATCAAGGGTCGTCCTGAGTACCGTGGCTATCAGTGGGGTCTTCGCAACCCGTTCACCGGCAGCGGAGATAACCCATACATGAGCTACGACGAGGATAGCGCAATGATTCACAAGATGGCAACTCTTGGAGTCTGCGTTCTTGATCCGACGCGTTGCTTCTCTATCATCCCCGAAGTATTGTCGGACTAATTGATATGTTTGTTTTGCCCGAAGGAGAGGAGCTTAGGCTCCCTCCGACGGGATTTTAAAGTAGGATTCAAAAGGAGATTAAAATGGCTAAGAAGAATGAAAGCATAATGGAGATGGTCGAAGTGGAGGGACCCCTGGTGGAGAGACCTGCAAGCGAGACTGTCAGAGAGATAAAGGACGAGCCTGTCAACTGCCTTCGCAATGAGCGCATCATAGTAAGGCACATCGCAAAGCAGACGGGCATAGTTACGGACCCCAAGCATGAGCTATACGGTGGTATGGCTAGCAATGCAAAGAGAACATTTGTGGTTCCCATACTCAAGAATGGCGGATTCATGAATGTGCTCACCAACCAAGAGAAGGACTTCCTTGAACAGGCGATGGGCCTTGAGACCAATGCACTGAGCGTCTATAAGGAGAAAAACAACTTCTGGGACAGCTCCAACGACAACGGAATCAACAAGGTAACGCTCTACAAGCAGGACAACTATCTTGACCTGAGCAAGCCCGGAGACTACATCAAGTACAAGATTCTGCTGAAGAACAAGAGCCGCATCTGTCCCTCGATGCAGGAATTGCAGGACAGGCCCAAGGCTACTTATGAATTTGTCATCCTTTCCGAGAATGACGAGAGCAAGAGTCAGCAGAGGAACATCTCGACGACGATGCAGTGCTACAAGGAGTTCGGCAAGATTGAGAGCAACTGGGACAAGCTGCGTTTCGTCGTGGAGACACTCACTGGAAAGAAGCTCGCCGAGAATACCAAGCTGGAGTATCTCCAGACTCAGGTCAATGACCAGATTCAGGCCAACGGCAAGTTGTTCCTCAAGGTTGTCAATGACCCGATGCTCGACACCAAGGTAATAATCCGCAAGGCTGTTGACCAAGGTGTGATAGCTGACAGAGGCGGTTATCTCTACATCAAGGATGGAAACATTCCTATGTGCGAAGGCGGAGAGGAGCCTACGTTTGGCACCGCCGCAAGATGGCTATGCAAGCCTCGCAACCAGGAGATAAAGTTCTCCATCGAGGCTAAGCTCGACGAGCTGTCAAAGAATAAATAAAACTGTGTTTACAACAATATATAGATCATGACTATTGAAGAGTTTTCAAATGAGTTCGACGTGCTCTACAACAACATCATGAGCAACCAAGCCCCCGGCTTGGATGAGTATGAGAAGAGCGTGTTTCTCACCAAGGCACAGAATGAAGTGGTGAAAAACTACTTCAACGTCGGCAATAGGTATCAGGAAGGCTATGACGGCAGCATGAAACGTCAGGCTGACTTCTCCATGCTTATGGTCAGTGAGAATCTCTCTACTACGGGCTCAAATGGAGACTTCGATAGTCGTGCTTGGAAGTTCAATGTTCCAGATAACCTTTTTCTATTCATCAACGAGCAGATTAAGCTGCTTAACAGCGGCTCCGCATCCACGATAGATGGAGTGAGGCAGGTTATACCATTGACTTTCGCGGAATATACGGCCAAGATGTCGAAGCCCTACAAGTATCCACTGAAATGGCAGGCGTGGAGACTTCTCACCGGTACCGCTACCTCTGGAAAGGTAGCTGAGATACTGCTCAATTCCACCGATAATGTCAGCTACGGCAAGAACTTCCGTTGGTCTGTAAGATACGTCAAGAAGCCTCAGCCAATTATACTTGTTGATCTTGAAGATGCCTATGGCGAGGGCTTGAGCATTGATGGACAGACTGAAGCCAGTGGATGTGAGCTTGACAGCGAACTTCATCCGGAGATTCTACAGCGGGCCGTTGAGTTGGCCAAGGTTGCGTATGAAGGCGATGCAACTCATACACAGCTACAGATAAGTGCGGGGCAACGCTCTGAATAAGGTGTTTTGTTATCCATAATATTATTGTATCAAGTTGAGTATATGACGTGTGAGGAATTTTCAAATGAATTTGACGTAAGGATAAATACCTTCTCAAAGGTCGCTCCCGTTGGAGTGCCTTCCTCCACGTTGGTACTCGACGAATACGAGAAGAGCGTCTATCTGACTAGTGCACAGCGCAACGTTGCAATGTCGCTGTACACGGGGAAGAACCCACAAGGCGATGCCTTCGAGGTAACGGAGGAGATACGCAGATATCTTAACTCCCTCGTGAGGACCTACAATGTATCAGTAGAGAAAGCTGGCGAAGTGCCACATCTGAAGGATTCAACCTATTTCGTTCAGTTGCCTGACAAGTTGATGTACATAGTCCTTGAACAGGGCAAGGTGTCAAGCGATTCATCCTGCTATGCAGGCGAGTGGATAGACATCGTACCCATAAGGCACGACGAATACCATAGAATAAAAAGAAACCCGTTCAGGGGCGCCAATGTGAGAAGGGCGCTGCGAGTGGATTGTGGAAGCGTAATGAGCGAGAACGCAGACCTGCCACAGGGCAGCGTGGAAATTATATCGCAACAGGATTTGGTAGAGTACTATTGTCGATACCTTCGTGAGCCATCCCCAATCATATTGGCGCCGCTTCCTGACGGACTAAGCATCGACGGCGTTAGCGACGTGACTGAGTGCGAGATGCCGAAGATGGTACACAAGATAATATTAGACAACGCTGTTCGTGATGCGCTGATGGACAGGACTCCTCAGCAGGCGCAACAGTAATTCATTAACTTAAAATGTTTTTATTATGAATCACGTAAATCAAGTAAAGCAGTTGTATGTTGCCAAGACTTATAAGGGACAGGACCAAAAGCTGACCCTTGCCGATAATGAGAGTGGTGACATCTCGCTGTGTTGGACCAAACCCACCGAGAGTGTGACTCTGGCTGACAGCCGGGAGATTTACTTCCGTTACCGTGGGGCGACTGAGGATTCGCTGTTGCGCAGTGACAGGATTGACAAGTGCAACATCCTTTGGATTTCTGCCATCAGTGCAGATAACCTGAAGGAGAAACTGAAGACCTGTACCGTCAAGCTCCTTGACGCTGCACTGGACGACGACGGCAATCCCGTATGTGGCCAGGACTACATCCTGCGCATTGCATTCAAGAAGTATGTTGGAATGAGTGATGAGGACCAGCACTTCAAGTATGGCGTTGTTCATGCTACAAAGGGCATGACTACCAGCGACTTCTACAAGGTGCTTGCCATCAGTCTCGCCAAGAACTTCTCTCGTGAGAACCAGAAGCTGCTCACCTTCAAGCTGGGCGACACCGAGGTTACTTCCAAGACTACTCTGAAGGACCTTGAGAGCGTTACCGCCGAAGGTGTTACCATCACCGAGTATCCTCAACCGTGGAGACGTGGAATCATCCTACAACAGCGTGTTGAGTTCGCCGTCCTTCCTGGAGAGATTTACAATGACGGCGATGAGCACGTTACCTGGGGACAGGGCTACAGTGACGGTGCCGATGGCGTAGGTCTCCTGCCTTTCGAGGAAGGCGACGAGATTAAGTATTGGGTTGGCCGCCGTGCCGCAGACCTTGAGTGGTTTGCCATGGGTGAGCGTGGAGACCAGTATCGTCAAATCTTCTGGCCAGACAATATCGACACCGCGTATATGGTTGACCCGACCAAGGACTATGACTACCTTACCATCCACTATTCCTTCATAGGAAGTAATGAGAGTAGCCAGAAGTCGGAGCGTGACCTTATCATAATTGCCGAGGAGGGTGGCTGTGTATCCGACATCTTTAATGATGTGAAGAGCGCAGTAGAGGATTACAATGTTGAGATAATCGACAAGATGGACAGCAACGATGTAAATCCCGTAAATCCCGATAACCCCGACGATGACGATTGCGAGGAGGATTAAGCGCACTTTTTTCATACATTTTTGTTTTAGGGTTTTTGAATACTATTCGGCGGTGGGGAGGAGGCGTGAGCCCCTTCCCCACTTTCATTTAATAAAGTAATATATGGTACACTTCAATGAATTAAGAATCACAGATGATGGCAAGTATCTCATCATAGACGCTGCCATTGACGACCTTGACTGGTTTGCGAACAACTACATAACATCGGTGGCAATAGATGTAGGAGAGAACTATTCTGCCGCCGGTCCAAGCAGCGACGCTAAGGTCATAGAGGTAGCTGCCGACAGCTCCACGGTAAACATCATAGCTAATGGAGACGTTGGTTGCTCGAAGGTGTATGCCCAAACAGAGGACGAGGAGTGCATCTCGGAGTGCTGCATTGGCGAGGTGTACCAACGCAAGATTCATCTTGAGCTGAAGGCTACCGACCTTGGCTTTGATTTGCTCTCACATATATACTTTGTCTATGTGAATGTGGGAGGAACTCCATCGCCTTCTACACCTTGTGGCTATGATGTATCATACGAGATGGGAGTGGTATATAATGCAAGGTGCATTTATAATACTGGAATGTCCTACATGAAGCAGTTGGCCGACGAGTGCGCCTATCATAAGGGATTCCAGGACTTCATTCTACGTTATGCTGCCTTCAAGCTCGCATTGGAGACGGGAAACTACGAGGAGGCTGTAACCTTCTGGCATAACTACTTGCAAGGAGAGAGGCCAAGTACCAAGGTCGAATCAAAAGGATGTGGCTGCCATGGAAATCGCTAACGATGCCTATTGTCAAATAAAGCGGTACTTCGACGTGCTTGGGAAGACCGGATACTATCCTGAGGGAGATGTGGGCAAGTTCATCATCTACTTGTACATCATCTACCTTCTTGAGGGAGAACTGTCCGATTTCGTGACAGATGAGGATTACCGCACCATATATAAGGCACTTGTATGTCTATGGGGCAGTAGTTGCCTTATTCCCTATCCTGAATGGCGAAGGACTGCGATGAAGAGACGCAAGTATTACGGCTCGATGGGAGTGAGAGTGAGTGAGGAAGATGAATCACGCAGCACCGAAGGTAGCAACGGCATACTGCGGACCGTGGAGAATCCAGGACTATGGTTTGCACAGCAGAAAACGACTAAGAGGAGGAGCAAGAAATGACTTACAAGCAGATAGTATATATGATACTCGACGAGCTAAAGCTGTTCGTCGATGATGCAAGCTACACCGAGGACCATGTGATATTTCTCGCCGACAAGTATCGCGCCTTTCTCTTGAAGCAGGAGGCTGAGCGAAAGAAGAAAGCTGGCGAAACTCTTGACGAGACCAACTTTCAAACTGTCTGTATGGATTTGGAGGAGGTTGATGTGCTTGATGGACACCCTTGTGAGTATGGTAAATATCTACGTACCACAGAGGAGGTGCCTACGCCATCGTCCATAGCCTCGGCCAGGGTCTATTCGGCAGGCAACTATTATATCGGGGAGATTACCTTAATCACGAGGGATAGAATGAGATACATAGGACACAACAAATGGCTGCGCAATGTCATCTATGCCTCGCAGAATCCCGATGGCAGGCTCTATATGTGGTCGCAGAATCCACAGTTCCTCTATCTGAACAACATCACGATGACTGCAATCTTCGACGATGCTGAGGCTGCCGCTGCCCTTACTTGTGACGAGGACGGCACTCCTTGCGACGTGCTGGACAGCGAGTTTCCCATTGAGCCTGCGTTGGTGCCGCCGCTGATAGAGCTATGCGTAAAGGAGCTTGGCGGTGCAATATACAGACCTGCCGACTATAGAAACAATGCCACTGACGACTTACAGACAGGCACGACAACTGAATCAAAACAATAAACAAAACAAACTATGATTAGGAATTGCATGGGAATCAGAGAGCTTATGAGCAGTGGCGGTGTTCGGGAGTCGGAGCTGACCAAGGCCACCAGCATCGTGAAGGCCTTGAACCTTGAGGTGGCCAAGCTGCTCGCCGAGGGACATGAGGTAGAGTTGCCGCATAAGATGGGGACGTTGAGAATCAGGAAATTTCCCCATAAGCCTACTCCAGGAAAGCGAGTGTATAGAAATGTTGATTGGGGAAGAACACTTCAATGGTGGGCGGAGGATGCCGAGGCCAAGGCACACAAGAGACTTCTCTACCAGGAGAACAAGGAGCTCTACAAGATAGCGTGGGAGCCAGATATGAGCAGTTCCCACAATATGCGTTATTATCAATTCAGGCCCTGTCGCAGCTTCAAGAGGGAGCTGAGCAGGAACATCAAGGAATATGGGCTGAACATAGCCGAGGAGGTATAAATGCAAAAGGCGATTGATTATGTCAACTTACGCGAGGTGCTGTCAAGGCTGCTTCGCCATCCCCTACTCCAGAATGTGAATCTGGAGCAGGCAATACAATATGCAATAGATTTCATGGGAATGTTCTGCCTTCCTGAGATGTTCACCACCAAGGAGTGTGTGATAGAGATAGATGCGCACCGAGGTGCTCTGCCTTGTGATCTGATAGAGATATTGATGGTTAGGACACATTGCGGACATGAACCGCTAAGGCACATGACCAGCAGCTTTCTTGACGGACATCGTGGTAATAGGCGCGAACTAAGCTATAAGACACAGGGCAGGGTTATTTACACATCTTTCGAGTGTGGCGAGATTGATTTGTCCTACAAGTCGATACCTGTTGATGACGAGGGGTTGCCTCTGCTCATCAACCATCCGAAGTATTTGAAGGCACTTGAGCTTTATATCAAGACACAGGCATTTACCGTGTTGTTTGACCAAGGCGACATTAGTGCCACAGTGCTTAATCATACCGAGCAAGAGTATGCCTGGGCCGCAGGACAACTTCACACCGAGATGAAGATGCCATCTGTAGCGGAGATGGAGAGCTTCACGAGAATGATGAATCAGTTGCTTCCGAGAGTAAATGAGTTCCATACAGGGTTTGAACATCTTGGAGACAGGGAAAATTGGAGAGAACATAGGGGTTAAAAAGGATACGATATGCAGAAGAAAGTTACATTTAAGACGCTAGGGATGCAGAGAGACTTCTCCGAATCCCAACAGGCACAAAGTGATGCTGGGCAGTTTGCCTACGAGAATATGAATATGCGTGTATATCCCACAAAGGACAATACGTTGCTGAGTCTCGTCAATGAACGAGGAAATTATTTGGTGAATCGTTTTAGCTTTGACCTTAAAAATAGTAAGGTGCTGGGTCATACAGTAGCGAGAGGATATATCCGAACCATCAACAAGAACATCAGCAATCCATATTGTTGGGCATTGGGTTATGACGCTACCGACTCTAACTGCCAGTTGACTGACATTGCCATCGTCTTCGTCAAGGATGGTGATGGTGATCATATCTATGCGGTATTCGAGGCTCCGAATTATAGGAAGTCAACGAAAAAATCTCCTCAAATGTATAAGTCCATCGTAATAAGAACCATCTATAGTGGCTCGCTTAACTTTGACTATGAGCATCCTATTGAATGTATCTCCTATCATGAGAATGCGGATGTACTGAAAGTATATTGGACCGATGGGCTCAATCCTGCACGTTACTTAAACATCATGCGTTATGCCTTCAATAATGATATTGTCAATGCCGAGAGTTATACTGATGCCACACATCCGTATGGTTATGACTCCACACGTGATGGCACAGCCATTTACACTGCCACTGAACATGACAGCAGTGGTGAAACAATCTGCATAAACGAGAATAAATATAATGTACAGCTTGATAAAGGTGAGGATATCTTTAACTGTGTTCCGACGGTAGCCCTTGAAGAGGGAGATTCGGAAATAACAATCACGAAGGATACCGATGCCGGTGGTATGTTCCCTGCTGGTGTCATACAATATGCTTTCACCTATCTTGATGCATACGGCTGTGAGAGCAATGTGTTCTATACATCATCGCTGTATTATACCTCACATCCTGACAGAGGCGGAAGTCCCGATGACAAGGTAAGCAATAGTTTCCTTATCACCTTGAAGAATGTCGATTACGCCTTTGATTATATCAGGGTGTATTCGATTATGCGTACCACTCTTGATGCGGAGCCCACTGTCAAGAGAGTCGTTGACCTTATGACACAGTACAACACCACAATCAAATATACCGACAATGGCCTCAACGGAGAGTTGGTTGACCCGACTGAACTTTTCTATGTTGGCGGCAGGAGTGTTGTACCCTATACTTTAGAGCAGAAGGATAATACATTGTTTTATGGCAATCTCAATCTACAGGAACATATCATAGCCGAGTTGCAGATTGCTGACACGGAGACTGGTGAATTGATAACCTTGAACGAATACTTCCGTAAACAACGAAATAAAAGCGACAGTGATTCCACTAAGGTAGTAAAGATTGTAACCAGCGATATACCCGTACCTTACTCTCAAGAATATAACGATGAGACAAAACAGATTGAACCAGTTTGGTCTCTTCCCAAAAGAGAAGGTTTCTATCCTTACACATCACAGCTTTGTCGTAACTCATCGGAGATTACCTTCTTTAAATACGGTGAGACTTATCGCTTAGGTTTCCAGGCTCAATATAAGACCGGTGCTTGGTCCGATGTGATATGGATAGCTGACTGGACCAATACATCTCCTATTAGTCATATAGGCACAGACGGCGAAGATAACTATGATGAAAGTGCCGAAAAGTATGAGGTGTATGTATCGAAACCTTACTGCTTGATACCACAAGTTGTAAGAAGTGTCTTACATCTCAATGGTTATGTTAGAATCAGGCCTGTTGTGGTATATCCTGATATTAATGACCGAACTATAAAGTATCAAGGTCTTGTTTGTCCTACGGTGTTTAATGCATACGATAGATTCACCAACTCGCCTTTTAGCCAGATGTCTTGGTTCTTGAGACCGAGCTATTCAGGCAGCGTTTGGGATAATTACTATGGATTAGGTGGTGGTAATAGTTATATTAGAAATGTTGTTCCTTTTTCTTTTGGTGATTGGGTTCAATTTGAACATTACACATCTTTATGTGCTCCTCATGATGGGCGACATGGCGAATTACAATGTATGAGTGATACTGTTATTGGTAATAGTATGCCAGAAAAGCAAACTAATGATGAAGGAAATGTTGATCTTAAAGCTACAGAAGACAAAGTCAATGAAGTAGCTGAAACCTTTTATATTGACCAGTCTATTATAACTATGCATTCTCCTGACCTCGAATTTGATAGTGATGTTAAATTACTTAATTCAGATGGACTTAGCTTTAAAGTTAATGGTATTACTTACTGGTCACAATTCGCAGGAGATATTGATATTCAGACAAGTACTCCAGTACAGCCACCGATGAAATACGATGACGGAGAAATGGTGCTTGATACAGATTATAGACAATATACTACGAGAGGATTTGTTAAAAATCCTTTTGGAGTTACTTACTTGGAAGATAGGCAATATGGATGGAATCAACTTTGTAGCGGTGGTTTCTGGCAAGATTTTTGTTATCCAGATGTAACTTTTGATGGAGATTCTGCATTTTTTGACTCACCCCAACGTTGTCGTTTTTACTTTATGGTGTATCCTTGGCATCGTAATGGCTCTTTGAATAATACTCGTTATGCTCATAAAGAAAATAAAAATTCAACGAGTAGCGGTTACAGTTCTAGTATGCTAAAGAAGAAAATTATCTCTAACATACATTATTCCTATAGCACTTACTACTCTGCTAACAATGACCAAAATGGAACTAATCCTCTAAAAGAATGGGAACCTGCAGCTGGTGTATCAGGAATTACTATATTTGATTCTGATACATTGCAGTTAGTCAGACTTAATCCTATAGAAAATTCATCTTTAGGTTTTCTAAATTACTATGGAAATATTGATAAATTACTAACTGCTACAAAGCAGCAACATCTTAGTAATGTAAAGGAAGAAGGTTGGAAATCAGTAGGATATCCTATAGTAATAGAAAACGTTGATAGTAGCGATGCTCCAAAGTATGGAGTAGCTCCAATGTATTGGTATTACATTGATTATAGTGGTAAACCTGAACCAAAAAGCACATCAGATAAATTTTTGATTACTACTATGAAAGAAGGAAAAGATAATTATGCTTTTGCTTTTGGCCTTGACCCTGTGAGAATGCGCTATAAGACCACTACTCATGCAGTAATCGCTTTTAATTACTATACGAATGAAGGAGGCGACGTTTACAGAGTTACTTTACCTACATACAGTGTATCATCTTCAGAAACAAATCAAAATAAAGATAACGGAACAGGCAAAAAATATTTTTGGGAAGAAGTTGCTGCTACAAACCTTACAGAATCATGGGAAGATAGCAGCTCTTCAATAACACCAATGGGTTATCTCTGGATGGGAGAGGTGTATAATGATAAGGTTGAAAACAGATTCGGTGGCACTACGGAGGAAGCCATAGAGAACAACAAATGGATTCCTGCGGCTGACCCAGAGCCTATAATCCAGAAGTCACACAACACACGTGTATTCATGTGGTTGGAGGGTGATACATATTATCAGCGCTATGACTGTCTCAAGACATACGCCTTCAGTCCAGAAGACCAGAATCAAGTGGTTGACATTGCCAGCTTCATGTGTGAGACTCATGTGAATATTGATGGTAGATATGACAGAAACCGTGGTCAGGCATCGAACCTTTATGCCGACCCAAGCAACTTCAACAAGATAAACCCCGTCTATTCCCAGAGAAATAACTTCTTCATCCAAAGGGCGGTGAATACCAACAAGATTCATTTGAACAACTTTAGGAACTCAGTTACGTGGACCAAGACAAAGGTAGCCGGCAGCTTGAGAGATGACTGGACCGATATCACATTGGTATCGGTAATGGACATGGATGGAGACAAGGGTGCCATCACATCGCTGCAACGCTTTAATAATAATCTTATCTGCTTTCAAGAGAAAGGACTATCCCAGATAATATACAATGAGCGTACCACGATGACCACACAGGAAGGTGTTCCGGTTGAGGTGGCCAACAGCCAGAAGGTGACTGGTAAGGCATATATTTCCAATATTGTCGGCTGCAACAACAAATGGTCGATATGTAATACACCGTCTGGCATCTACTTCATTGACGGATTCAACTCGAAGCTCTACACTTTCATTGGCACTGAGATTGTACCAATATCTGATAAACTGCATTTTGCCTCGTGGTTTGGTCAACAAGACAATGTAAAGGTGTGGGACCCGAAAAACTTCAATAGCACCATCTCATTCTACGACAGGACTACGCAGGAGGTGATGTTTGTGATGAAGGATTCGTGTCTTGTCTTCTCTGAGATGCTTGGACAGTTTACATCATTCTATAATTATGAAGGTTGTGAATGTCTATTCAACGTCAATGACAGGGCAGTGGCGATAAAGGATAGGTACCTTTATCTACAACGTGAAGGAGAGTACAATGATTTCTTTGGCTACAATAAATCATTCTACACTAAGCTGATTGTTTCGCCTGAATTTAAGATTGACAAGATATTCGATTGCATAGACTTCAATGCCGATTCCTTCGACCCATTATATTACGCTATCGGAGATGAGAGTGACCGATTTGAATACTCAAAGACTGACGATGCAGGCAATACTAAATATGTTGCAGATGACACATTCGATTATCTTGAGGTGGAGAATGAGTATCAAAAAGGATGGTCATCGCTTGTATTCGACAAGGCAAAGCCAAGCAACCTGAAAAAGAAGTTCAGGACTTGGCACGCTGTAGTACCGAGAGATATGTTGACAGGCACTACGAAGCGTGGAGGCTATAGCAGTTACAGCACAGGTCGCAGGGATAGAATCAGAGGGCCGTGGATGTATCTGAAGCTGCAAGGCAACACCAGTAAGGAGAAGACTTACAAGACGATTCTACATGACATCACTGTCACTTATTTTGCGTCAGGCAAGACCATCAGCAGCAAGTAACGAATAGCTGATGCACATATATCGCTAATAGGGCAATGAGCAAAACGCTTGTTGCTCTATTAGCATTTTAATTACGCTGTTGTATCATCGACATCTTTTGTTTATTTTTGCGGAAAAATAGACTGCTATGTACAGACAACCATACAATTACGGAATGAGACCTACTGGTTATCCTTACTTTATGAGAAGGCCAAATGTCTTCAAAGATGGAGGTAGCTCTAAGATAGTCAACTCGTTCAACAAGGCGACGGATAAGTTCAGTAAGGCATTCGGAAACGATAAGCTGAATGACAACTCAAAGAACACAATCAACACCATCAATGCCGCCACTTCGGGCAATGTGATAGGCAATGTCATAAGCAATGGTTATAACGCTGGTGGCGTGGGCAATGCAATAGGAGGAGTTGGTAGTGCCGTGGGAAATGCCATAGGCACAGTCAATCCCGTTGCAGGTCTGGTTGTGAATGTAGGTTCACAAATAGTAGGTGGTGCGGTAAACAGAGCCTTTGGAACCAAGATAAACGAGGAGGCCATGAACCTGACGAAGAATCAGAATCGCAACATGGCTGCCACTTGGATTGATGACAGCAGCAACCAAGCCGTGATGGACCAGATAGGCTCTCTCGATTGGGGTAGCGAAATCAATAAGAGTGACTACAAAGATGGTTGGTTTACAGACAAGGCAGAAAAGAAATATAACGAGTTGGTGGCCCAACAGGAAATGGCGCGAGAGGCTCAGATGACAAACGTAAACAATGCGGCACTCAATGCGGATGCAAGCCAAGACGAGCTGATGTTTCGCAATGCGCTGGCCGCTGCATACGGAGGACAACTACGAACTATGGGAAATAGATATGACTTGGGTGGAATGTTCACCCTACCCTTCAACAACTATGGCAGCGGAGCCATCGACTATGATTTCCGCTCAAAGGCGATTACCAACGACACCATGCGTGCTCAGGGCATCAACAAGGCAGCTAATGCATTCGCCAATCAATTCAGCAACGGCTCAGGTATGACGAGCATATCCGACAGGATAAAGAGCACGCCAACTCCAAACTTCATGATGGCTGCATACGCACAAAACGATGTGGCTCCTGCCGACAACACACAAGTGCAACAGAAGCAACAGGCACAGCAGGCCGCGCAGATACAGAGAGCCCAGGCAGCACAGCAAGCACAGGCAGCGCAGCAGGCGGAGATGGAGAATCAGGCAGCAAGGCAAGCCATGCAAAGCCAAGGAACCAGTGCATCGTCGGGCAAGAGCTCATACAACTTCGCAAGGAACACAGGAAAGGCACAGACTCTCTCCAGCAGCAATGATGCGAGGATTGTGCAGACCGTCAACCACTTCCAAAATATGGGCTACACACGCGAGCAGGCCATAGGCATGACAGCCGCCCTCCTTTCCGAGAGTGGACTTGACCCAAATGCACGTGGCGATAGGGGCAAGGCTTGGGGTATAGCGCAGTGGCACGCCGATAGACGACCAAAGGACATGAGCTTTAATGGACAGCTTAATCACGTCGGCAATACCGCAAGAGTCTATAATGGCACCAACTGGGGAAACAGGAAGACTGCCTACAACGCCTTCATGAATGCATCATCGGCTGTTGAGGCTGCCAACGCATTCAAAATAGGCTTTGAGAGGCCAGCAGCGCAATATAACTATGCGGCTGCCAGCTATGTGCCCGCAGTGGAGAATGCATTGAGGAGATATTCGATGAACTCTGGTGCTACAAGAAGAACTGCTGCAAAGACTACGAAGAAGGCAACCAAGAAGAAAGCGTTTGGCGGTCCTCTGTTTGCATTCGGAGGAGAGCTCGGCACCAATGGCACCGACTGGACCAGTGGTCTGATACACATCAATGAGGGAGGTAGCCACGAGCAGAACCTCAATGGCGGTGTACAGATGGGCATCGACCCACAAGGAGTGCCTAACTTAGTCGAGGAGGGTGAGAGTGTTTTCAATAACTATGTGTTCAGCGACAGGCTAATGATACCCGACGAGAGCAAGAAGATGTTTGGATTTGGTGGCAAGAAGGAAATATCGTTCTCGGCTGCGGCAAAGAGACTTGGCAAGGAGAGCGAGGAGAGACCAAACGACCCGATAAGCAAGCGAGGCTTCGAGAGTGCCTTGGCTGACTTGGCCGACATTCAGGAACAGGTTAGGTTCGATGAGCAGATGAAGGACCCAGCATTCAGGCAGCAGGCTATGGAGGCGATGAACCAAATGGCACAGCAGCAACAAGGTGGTGGACAGCCAATACAACCACAGCAACCGGAGATGATGGGACAACAGATGCCACCAGAGATGATGCAAGGAGGAATGCCGCCACAAGGTATGCCCCCTGAGCAGATGGGACAGCCTGCCTTTATGCCACAAGGCTATGCTTACGGTGGCGCATTTGGAAACATATTTGCTGGTACTGGAGACCAATCCCAAAAGATGTTTTCTGGTCATTACAGTAGTGGCCAAAATGCTTCTGATGTATGGCTTAGCAACGTGCAGGCTTCAGTATATGAATATCTTGAAAGAATGGTTGAGGCTATCGAGGCGGAGACTGACCCGGAGAAAAAGAGGGCTTTGCAGATGAAGTTTGCAAATGAGTTTAATGCTATCCAATCAAGTTATGCTAATTTAAGACGTAGCAATGCTGCCTATGGTAATCCTACAGGATACTTTACAGAAGACGATGCAGTAAGGCAACACCAAGAAATGTTCAATGGCGATGCTTACAGGGGAAATGCTCACATGAGACCAAGCTCGTATGTCAGGTCAGAAAGAACAATGAATACGGAAGATGTTCCTGATACATGGGTAGATGGACTATGGGGACCTACTACTTATCTAAGACATTTCGGTTCTTCCGAAATAGATTTTGGTGATAGTGGTGCCTACCAACAAATGCAAGAGCTGGCGAACAGAGCCGGAATGGATTACGGACAGATGCTTGGCGATGAATACGCTCTGGGCAATGACCAATATATGTATGGTCTTACTCTACGCGATGACCCTGCCGCTATGAAGGCAGATGTTACCAATACAGCGGGTACTGCCGGAGCACCACAACTTGAAGCATCTCCAGAGATGCAGAAGGCGATAGAGGAGGATGCGAAGAAAATTGCCGCAGACACACAGGAAAAGGTAGCCAAACAAATTTCCGACGACGAAGAAAAGCCACTAGATACGTGGATGCGCACCATTCCAATTTGGGCTTCAGGAATCAGTGTGTTGACTGATACACTCGGCCTTACCAACAAACCTGACTTCACGGATGCCGACGCAATGATGGAGGCGGCTTACAAGCAAGGTAGGTATATGCCCATCGGA